TTTATACTGATGGCGCTGTTGCTGCACCGGCTGTAGCTGCTATGTCAATTGAAGAACTGGACGATGACATCCCCTTCTGATGTAAAAAACCCCCCTACGGCACAAGTGCTTTCGGGGGGAAACCATAGGAGAGCAAGGTGGGGGGAACCCTGCCCAACTAAGATAACATAGGATTTGAAAATGACAAACGCAGGAAGATGCCTGAGAGTCGCTCAGGAGTTAAACAGCATTAACAGTAACCAACTATCGACCATGATGGGTGTTAGCCGCCAGAGAGTGTTTCAGTGGCGCAAGCAGGAGAACATTAAGCTGCACACACTTGAGAAGCTATGCGAGATATTTGGGATGAGCTTAGATCAGTTCTGCAAGCTGGGAGACAGATAAAAGAAAACCCCCTTTTACGGGGGCTTTACATTGCTCACTGATGGAGCGTATACTTGATGTGCGAATACCAAGAAAGGCAAGTTTATCATACTGTACGATACTGTACATCAGATCTCCCTTTCTTTTTTTGCAAACAATGTTTGGGCTAGAGCAGCCATGAATTGACATGGCCCTTCGGGTGGCGAATTCCCTAATAGAATGCCATAGACGCGGTTGACCCTCCGCACGTAGCCCCTGCGATAACTCGGTTGTTATCAAAGGATAGTTTGGCGATACGATACAGACATTGTTTTAACCGCTAAGTCGCTTTGGCCCTTAGTTCTTGAATTTACGGTTCCCGCCGTAAAAGGGTTATAACACCTAAAGAAATGTATATTTAAATACATATTTACAATAATAACGGGCGAGGCTTGCCGAGCCATCAGGAGAAGAAAATGGGAATCAATATAAACGGTATTAAGTATGACAAAGGTTTTAGCCTTTCGATTAAAGAGCGAGACATTCGGGACACGGTAGTTAAAATACCGACAAAGTATTATCAAGCAAAGGCTTCTATTGAGACTTGGTATGGAACGGTAGACATTACTGGCTCTACTTTGCATAACATTATTAAGCAATTTCTTGTTCAGAATAAGCACATGAGGCCAGTAATTAAGGGCTTCATTGATCAGCTTGATAACGGTCATGAAGACCTTTATTAATAAAAGAAGTATTAAACTAGAACTGTAGGAGGTTCACATGGTACTTATTCCCAATAAAGCTAATCATCAAAAAGCAATGGAGATGGCGACCAACAAAGCATTTAACGGCAAGACAATGTTGGATAATGGTTCTGGTCAATACGCTGGCAACCTAGCTGAGTTGATGTTTAAAGACCTTCTTGATGAGCAATACCTTGAGTACGACTACACGGCAGCAACTAGCTTTCACTTTGATTTCAAGATAGGCAAAGCAACTGTTGACCTAAAGGCCAAGCAAAGGACTGTTGATTGTCAAGCTAGTTACGATACTCATGTCAACCTTTACCAGAAAGATTACCCCTGCCATTATTACATCTTTGCAAGCGTCTTAATCCCAAAGGGTGAGAAGCTGGCAACGAAGGTTCAGTTCATGGGGTGGTGTAGTAAAGAAGACTACTGGGCGACTTGTGAGATAAAGAGAAAGGGCCAGAACTCTGATGGGCTGATAGAGCGAGAAGATGGCGGCAAGAAGAAGTACCATGATCTAAAGCCAATGTCTTTATTTATGGCAAATATTGAGAAGCACTTATATCAATTAGCATTTGGGGATTAACATGAAGCTAATAAAGAATGAAACATGGGAGCCAGAAGAAGGCGACATCATACAATGGCAGCGAGCTTATCAGGCTGTCAATGTACATAAGGAACTGTTAGCTATGGAATCGTGGCTGGACGCTAACCCTACCAGACGAAAGACCAAGACTGGTATTAAACGGTTTGTGAATAGCTGGCTTGCGCGAGCGCAGAACCAGGGCGGCTCTAGTCCAATGGCAAAGTCGATCAAGACCAATAGCATAAGGGCAAGGACGATTGATGAGAGCCTGACCGACATCACATGGCTCCCTCCAGAAGATCAGGTTGCGATGAAGGATTATTATCTAAAGACTAGAGGCTATTATTTCGACGGAGCGATGCAGCATGGATAGAAGGTTAAGTGGTAAGCAGCCGACAAAGTACGAGTTTAAAGGTGAACACGAAAACCTGATAACAGGAAGGTTTTATACGTTACGCGAAGTGTCTGAGATCATCGGCGTAAACAACAAGACAATTCACAGTAGAATGCGTAACAAGCCATTTTTAACCGACAGGGAAGTCAGTAACACTAAGTCTCAGTATTACTATGTAAGAAGTGGCGTAGTGGCTCAAGAGCATGTTCACCGTCTGGAAACTCACGAACAAAAGATGTCAGATGCTTGGCTAAGGAAGAAGCTCACATGAGCCAGGGCGATTTTGTTATTGTCAAAAATAAGATTGAGCTTGAGAAGCGGCTGCCGTTTATTCTTAAAAGAATGGAAGGTTGGGACTACACACAGCCTCTTTGTGTAAAATTTGAGCAGTACGATAACCCAAGAACCCTAAGCCAGAACGCTTTGTTTCATATCTGGTGCAAGGAGATGTCGGACGTTTTCATCAAGAAGATTCATGACGCTACGCCAGAGGGCGTTAAGTGGATGATGAAAAGCAAGTTCTTAGGCACTCAAGATATTAAGGTAGGTCAAACGGAACTGTTAAACCAAGTCAGGAGTTCGTCAAAGCTGACTAAGGGGGAGATGGTTTACTTCATGGACCAGGTGTATCAGTGGGCTTCTGAAAGAGATGTGTTTTTATCCTTGCCCCAGTACAATGAGTACACCGAACTAAAGCGAAAGCAGGACAAATAGCATGGCTCATATTGACCATCGATTGTTGTACGATTTTGTAACAACTGATCGGCAAAGGGAGATGCTTGAGGCTATCATCACTCACGGCTCACACAGGAAAGCAGCAAAGGTTTTAAATATCAATTCAAGGACGATTGATAAAGCCATGAAAACATTGGAGATAAGGGCAGCATCTCAGGGTGTTGCCCCTCACAGAGATGTAAACCGTCAAACGATGGAAGGCTTCGAGGCTAAACGAATATCCACCGCTTACAAGGGAGATACTGGCGAAGTGGCCCTGCAATGGGTGATTCAAGAAAAGGAGAGAGGATACAAGCCGCAACTTGTAATTGATGCTATCGAGGACTTTCAGTGGAAGCCGGCCCCAGTAATACCCCAGGCAAAAGGACATGATGCCGATCTGCTAACGCTCTATACACTAACGGACTTTCACTTGGGGATGTATTCCTGGAAGGCTGAGACGGGTGATGACTGGGACCTGAAGATAGCAGAGCATGAGGCTTTATCGGCTATTACTAGAATGGCAGATGGCTCGCCTAACAGTGAGATGGCTATTCTAAACCTACAGGGTGATTTTTTGCACTGGGATGGCCTGCTGGCAGTTACTCCGGCCTCCAAGCATGTTTTAGATGTGGACACAAGATATTCAAAGCTAATTGAAATGGCATTGAGCGTTACCATGGCTTGCGTTGAAATACTGCTTAGAAAGCACAAGACAGTGAAGCTATTGGTATGTGAGGGCAACCATGACGAGTCTGGGTCAGCGTGGCTCAGAAAGTCAGCCAAGGTCATTTACAGGGACAATAAGCGCCTAGTTGTAGATGACACTGACTTCCCTTATTACGCTCACCTTCATGGCGAGATTATGCTAGGCTTCCATCACGGGCATAAGAAAAAGAACACAGCACTCCCAACTTTGTTTTCCTCCGAACCTCGTTACCGCCAGATGTGGGGTTCCGCAAAATACTGCTACATCCATACAGGGCATTACCATCACTCAGAGCAGGATATGTCTGAGGGCGGGGGTGCAATAGTCGAGCGTCATCCTACAATCGCAGGCAGCGATGCTTACGCTGCTAGAGGCGGTTACGTTTCATGGCGAGCTGCACACGCTATCACTTACCACGTTAAATATGGAGAGCATTCACGGAAAACCGTAGTGCCAAGTCTGAGAGATGAGTAATGTTGTCAAATTTCCATCAAAAACTATGCGCTTGCATCGGATGTATTGCGATGACTGTTCAAGCGTCCTTGAATATTGGCTTGATGATGCTGATTACGCTTACGGTATATGTGTTCGCTGCCTTGGTGTTATTCCTGAAACGATTGAATACAACAATGAAAGCCCGGAGGAAGAATGAGCGCACTTAATGACCAGGTCGGTGGAGACCACTACAAAAAGAAAGCCATACAGCCAATAGAATACATTATGGCTAACGAAATGGATTTCTGTGAGGGAAACGTAGTTAAGTACATCACCCGGTGGAAGGATAAGGGCGGCGTTGAGTCGCTTAGAAAGATCAAGCACTACGTTGACTTTCTCATAGAGCGAGAAATAAAAAATGGCGATTAAGCGAGATGCAGCAGACAAGTGGTTCAGCGATGTGATTCGCCAGAAGTCTGGA